ATCTGCAGTGGCGCTGGTGTGGGCCTGGAGGCTGGCGAAGTGAGCATTCTGTTTCGCAGCGGGCCCGGCCCGAATGAACGTCGCGCATATGGCGGGCCATGGCAGAACGGCATCACGGTGCCCAGCCCGCTGCAAGACGCAAGCGCCCCATACGGCTACTCGGCGCAGGACGCCATGCGCGTCGCCGCCGTCATTGCGTGTGTGTCGTTGCGCGCTGGTGCGTTTGCTCAGTTGCCGCTTCGTGCGTATCGCTTGGTTAACGGTGTGCAGGAGTTGCTCCCCACGCAGCCGCAGCTGCTCGTCTCGCCATCGCCGACGGTGCCGCCGTCAGTGTGGAAGACGCAAATGTCGATCAGCCGAGATGTTTGGGGCTACGCCGCCGGACACATTCTCGGCCTCGACGCCGGCGGCTACCCATCGGTCGTGGAATGGTTGTCGCCGTTCGAGTTGCAGGCGCAGCAAGATTACGTTGGCAGTCCGTTGCGGTGGCGTTGGAAGGGCCAGCCCATCGATTCATCGCTGCTCTTGCACATTCCAAGCCGGTTCGTGATGCCTGGCAACCCGCTGGGCATGTCGCCGCTAGAACAGTCTGGGCTCGTCGACCTGGCGAAGCGAGCGCAAGACTTCGGTCGAGACTGGTTCCGCATGGGCTCCACGCCTAGCTCGGTGATCTACTCCGACGAAAAGCTGACCGCCGAACAGGCCGACACCATCGTGAACACGGTGATGGGCAAGTGGCGCAACCGTAAACCGGCCGTGCTCGGCTCGGGCCTGCGCCTTGAACGCCAAGAAATCAAGGCGAATGAGTCGCAGTTCTTGGAGTCAATGACGAAAGCCGCCGCCGACATCGCCATCAGCTTCAACCTGCCGCCATCAAAGATCGGCGCCGCCCTCAGCGGCGCAAACGTCACCTACCAGAACCTGGAAACGGCGCAAGCCGCCTGGCTGATGGAGTCGATGAACCCCGACTTGGTGATCGTGCAGGAGGTGCTGGAGCGCCAGACACCACGCACGCAGACCCTGCGATGGAACACCGGCGCATTCCTGCGTTCCGACCTGAAAACCCGCTACGAGAGCTACAGCACCGGCATCGGCGCTGGGTTCCTCACCGCCAACGAAGCACGCGCATGGGAAGACCTGCCGCCGCTGCCCGCCCCTACCGGAGGTGCTCAATGAGCAAGAAGCCGATCGAGCGCCGCTGGCACTCAGGAAAGATCGAGGTGCGCGCCGTCGGCGACGCCATTACGTTGCGCGGCTACGCAGCCGTGTTCAACAGCGAGTCGTATGGCGAGGTCATCAAGCCCGCCGCTTTCAACAAGACGCTCGCCGAGCGCGACGACGTGCGGCTCCTGGTGAACCACGAAGGCGTGCCGATCGCGCGCACGAAGTCGGGCACCATGCGTTTGTCGACCGACGTCACCGGCCTGCTCGTCGAAGCTGATCTCGACCCGTCGAACCCGACAGTGGTCGAACTGATGTCGGCAATGGATCGCGGCGACATCGACCAGATGAGCTTCGCCTTCGCCGCCACCAAGGATGCGGTGGTCGACGGCGTGCGCCAGGTGCTCGAATGCAAGCTCTACGACTGCAGCGTGGTCACCTACCCGTGGTACGAGCAGACCAGCGCCGAACTGATGAGCGCCGAGAAGCTCGAACTGTGCCTGCGGGCACTGCCGCCTGAGCAGCGCGACGCCATCATCATCAACATCGGCGGCGGCGAGGTCAGCATCGAAGGTGCCACCATCACCGACGCGTCGACCGACGCCAGCGTCGACAACTCGGTCGAGACTGAAACAGAACTGCCAGACATGCAGGCCGCATCGGCCGCTCGTCTGGCCGAGGCCCGCTCGCTGCTGGCCTCGCTCGGCTGACGCCGGGCACCAACAGAAGCCGGAGCAACAGCCGGAGCGCACAGCGCCACCACTGGACCCGCCACCACTTCGCATCCCAACACATCAACCCGCCTGGGAGGCGAATCATCATGTCCAAGACCATCCTCGACCTTGCGCGCGAACAGCGCGAGGCACTCATCAAGCCGGCCAACGACGTCGTTGCCGCCGCCGAAGCCGAAAGCCGGGGCATCACCGACGACGAGCTCGCCATCGTGCGCGACGCCAAGTCGGCCGCCGAAGCCATCGACGCCCGCATCGCCGAACTGACCGACCTTGCCGAGCGCAACGCCGCTGCCGCCAAGTCGTTCCCGACGATCAGCGTGCGCAACGAGCCGCACACCTACTCGGCGCACGGCGAGTTCAGTCACATCCGTGACACCATCCTCGCCACGCAGCGTAACGACCAGGGCGCCTGGGAGCGCTTGAAGCGCCACGCTCAGGAAGTGCGAGTCGAGTCGCGTGACATCACTCGCGTCGACGGTTCTGCTGGCGAGTTCGTGCCGCCGCTCTGGCTGGTGGACATGTTCGGTGACTTCCCCCGCGCCGGTCGCGTCGCCGCCAACTTGGTGTCGCAGTTGCCGCTCCCGGCTGGCACCGACTCGATCAACCTGCCCCGTATCACCACCGGTCCTCAGGTCGCTGTGCAGACGGCAGACAACGGTGCAGTGCAAGAGACCGACATGGTGACGGCAACCGTCACCGCCCCGGTGCGTACCATCGCTGGCCAGCAAGACGTGGCCATCCAGCTGATCGAGCAGTCGCCCCTCGCCGGCGGCATCGACAAGCTGATCTATAACCAGCTGCTCGCCGACTACGAGCGCGCCCTCGGCCTCCAGATCTGGAACGGCTCAGGCGCTTCGGGCCAGGTGACCGGCATCCTCGGTACCTCGGGCATCGGCGCAGTGACGTTCACCACGGGTTCGCCGACCGTGCCGCTGACCTACACGCCGTTGGCGCAGGCCATCAACAGCGTCCACACCAACAGCTTCATCCCCGCCACTGCGCTGGTGATGCACCCCCGCCGTTGGAACTGGATCACCGCTGCGCTCGACGGCCAGAACCGCCCGTTCGTCGTCCCCGTGGCAAATGGCCCCTACATGGCGGGCGGCGTCGTGACCAACGTCGCCGCACAGGGCTACGTCGGCACCATCCTCGGCCTGCCGGTGTACGTCGACGCGACGATCCCGACCACGCTGGGCGCTGGCACCAACGAAGACCGCATCTTCGCCGGTGACCTGAAGCAGAGCTACCTCATGGAAGGTGCCGTGAAGACCCGCGTGCTGCCTGACGTGCTCTCGGGCAACCTGACCGTGCGCTTCCAGCTGTACCGCTACGTCGCCTTCACCAGCGGCGTGCGCCCCACCGCCGTCGCTGCCATCAGCGGCACCGGCCTCACCGCCCCGTCGGGCTTCTGAGCCATACCCCTCGCTACGCCTCGGGCGTCGCTGGTTCGCGACCAGGCGAGGGACTCTCCACCACCACCACCAGGAGCACTCAATGACCCGTCAAGCCGGACCCACGATCAACGAAGACCACCTGCGCCAGGGCTCGCCCGCCAACTCGACGTTCGCCGAGACGATGCCCCGTCTGCTGGCTGGCACCGACAACGCCATCGGCGGCACCGGCGTCGCTCACGCGACCGCTGTTCCGCTGCAGGCCGGTGATGTCGTGAGCAACATCACCTTCATCGTCGGCGGCACCGCCGCCGGTACGCCGACCGCAGGCTTCGTCGCCTTGTACTCGTCGGCAGCAACTCCGGCGTTGCTCGGTCAGTCGGCTGACTTGGGTACCACGGCCCGCGCCGCCAACACTGCCTACACCGTGCCGCTGGCATCGGCTGTGACGATCACCACGCCCGGTCTGTACTACGTCGTGATCTCGTTCGCTGCGACCACCGTGCCGACCCTTCGTGGCGTGACGGTTAGCAACGCCGTCGTGGCCGGTGCAATCGGCCTGTCGGCGAAGGTGCTCGCACAGACGAGCGGCTCCAGCCTCACCGGTACCGCTCCGGCGACGCTCGCTTCGCCGACCACGGTGACGACGCCCTGCTACTTCGCCCTCACCTGATGCAGAGCGCATACGGCGCAGCCCTGCGCATCGAGCGTCAAGGCTGCGTGGAAACCGGACAGCACGACCGGGTGGCAGCGATCGACGTCGAGCTCGCACGGATCGGAGAGGCAGACGCCGCTCCGGTCATCGAGTCGGCGTCGCTCGCCACCCCGGAGACGGCAGCCATCAAGCGTGGCCGCCCACGCAAGACCCCCGAGGAGTGACCAATGGCTATCGTCACGATTTCCACGTTCAAGGACTACGCCCGCAACGAACTTGGCACCGCTGACGACACGGCCATTCAGGCGGCGCTCGACGCTGCCCACTACAGCGCTTACGACTACGCCGGCCGCTCATTCGAGGCGGCCGGCGTAGCGTCGGCTCGGTTGTTCGTTCCGGTCAGCTGGAACATCTGCAACATCGACGACTGCACGTCCATCACGTCGGTGGTGAACAACAGCACCACGGTACCCACGGGCACCTATCAGGCCGAGCCGGTCGAGAACCGCTCCGGTTCGACGGCGACGGTGCCGTTCACTCGGCTGCGAATGCTGACCGGCGCCTTCTATGTCTGGAACGGCAAAGCGTCCGTTGCGGTGACTGCGACCTGGGGGTGGGCAACGACGCCTGCACCCGCCATCGAAGCGGTGAAGATCCTCGCCAAGGACATCCTTCACCAGCGCGACAACCGCTCGGGCGTCGCCGGGTTCGGCGAGTTCGGCGCTGTGCGCGTTCGCCAAAACCCCTACGTGGCAATGCTGCTCGACCCGCTGCGTCGCGCTCAACAGTTCGGTATCGGCTGATGGCACTCGACATCAAGGCCATCACCACCGCTCTCGCCAATCAGATCGACATCAACACCTCAAGGGCGCTGGCGTGCTACGAACTGCAGCCGCCGACCGAGCCGCAGTTTCCCTGCGCCATCGTGCGCGCCAGCGAACCGCTCGTCACCTATCATGAGACGATGGGGCCCGGCGTTGGCGTCCTTTGCCAGCTGAACCTCGAAGTCGTCGTGATCGCCTCCGGCGCCAGCGACATCGACTCGCAAGTCGTCGTCATGGACCTGCTGTCCAGCGGCACCGGCAAAACGAACTCGATCATCGACGCCATCGAAACCGATCGCACGCTCGGCGGTGTCGTCGCCGACGCCTTCGTCGTGCAGGCCAGCGGCCTGTCGAAAGTCTCCAACGACACCGGCACCGAGGCCGTGATGTCGACGCTCACCGTGACCATCCGCGCTCGTCGCTAAGGGAGCTTCACCATGGCCGTATCGGCTACCACCGCCGTCCAGATCGCAATCGGCTCGTTCGACGCGACCGGCAACGCCAACCAGCTCGACTACGGCGTGAGTGTTGCGCCGTTTGAGATCACCACGTTCAAGAACGTGCCCTATCAGGCGTTCGCTCCGGGCCTGAAAACCGTGAACGTAACGTGGTCGGGCTTTCAGGACTACGCCGCCCTGGCGTGGGACGAGTACATCCGCAGCGCCTTGTCGAGCCAGCAGGTGCTCACGCTCGCATACAACGGCGCCACCGTCGGCACCGGTGCGGTGATCACGCAAGGCATCCTCACCGATGCGCAGAACTTCAAGGCGCAAGTGGGCCAAGCGCCCGCCGTCGACATGAAGGTGTCCGGTGTTGGCATCGCCCTGGCTGATGGCCAGGTCACCCAAGCATCGAGCGGCAACATCACCGCCACCGGAAACACCACTGCCGTGCAGGTCGGTGCGCTCGCGTCGACGCAGACCGTCGTCGCTGCGGTGCACGTCCTCGGCTACTCGGGCACCGGGACGGTCACGTTCCAGCTGCAGAGCTCGGCCACGTCGGGCGGCGCATACACCGCTCGCGGCACTGCCGGTGCGGCGCTCAGCGCCGTCGGCGGCCAATGGATCTCGGCCACCGGACTCACGGTGACCGACACCTGGTGGCGGCTCGCCGTCACCGCCTCGGCGTCACCCGTCGCCACCGTCCTCGCGTCCATCGCGATCATCACCCCATAAGGAGCCGTCATGGCAATCCAGGCATTGAACTCGCTGTACGTCATCGTGTCGGCTTCCACCACCGGTGGC